CGACATGATCAGACATTGCATGAATTTGTAGTAAAGCCTGCCAGAGATGAAGAGGACAAGGATGGGCGGTAAACATTCAAGGAACAAAGGTGCATCGTATGAAAGAGAGATTGTTAATCAGCTTAAAGAACATGGCGTAAAAGCTGAGAGAGTACCCTTATCTGGTGCTATGAAGGGTAACTATGGGGGTGATATTAAGCTTGGTCCTGTGCTTGGTTATATCGGAGAATGTAAACGCTCCAAGAAAAGCCTGAGTAGGATTTACAAAGCATTAGACCAGGACAATGCTGATTTTCTATTTGCCAGAGATGATCAGAAAGACACTGTAGCCATTGTAAGAATGGAAACCCTACTGTCATTGTTTAAGCAGCTTGGATGGGCGAATGAATGAGAAGCTTAAGCATCTTGATCTGTTTTCTGGTATCGGTGGCTTTGCACTTGGTCTTGAAAGCACTGGTGGTTTTGAAACTGTCGGTTTCTGTGACAATGAACCCTTTGCACAAAAGGTGCTTAAAAAGCATTGGCCTGATGTTCCTATCTACGAGGATGTAAGGGATGTCGGAGTGGAAACAATTGGATATAGAGGAGTGGATATCATCACAGGAGGTTTCCCATGCCAATCAATATCAGTTGCAGGACTCCAAAAAGCAACAGAAGACAATCGTTGGCTCTGGCCTGAAATGTTTAGAATTATCAAAGAAATCCACCCCACCTACATCATTGGAGAGAATGTCCGAAATCTTATTAGCATCAGAGAAGGAGTGGTATTCGAGCAGGTGTGTACTGACCTGGAAGGTGAAGGCTACGAAGTGCAAACGTATGTATTATCTGCTTCAAGCCAAAACGCTCCGCACCAAAGATACAGATGTTGGATTGTGGCCTACGCCAACAACACAGGACAATCCACAAATAAGAGGGTTAGGCAAAACGATTGGAACAAAAAGGGGGACAACACTAGGAGGAGCAGTACGAATGTGGCCGACACCAACGACAATGGACACCAAAGAGGATGCATTGAAACACGCAACGAAATTACTGCAGGGAAAAACGCACAGAGCATCAGGAGAACCAGTACAAAAGACTTTGGCGGATCGAATAATGATGGACGAAATAGAAAAGAACCCATCTCTGATGGATCACTACAAGGATCACGAGATGACAATAAGACCAGAGCTGCCACCGCAACAGGAGTTCGTGAATTATCTGAGGGAGAACACAACAATCAAGGAACTGGCACAGAAGACGGATATCAAGAAGACAACAATAGAGCATTGGTTTCGCAAGGATCAAAAAGGGTTCAGCCATCCATCTATAGAGGATTGGAACAAAATCAAACCTTATCTGAAGACGATCAAGTACGACAAAGAGATGACAAAGGTGCAGACAGCCGAATGGACACCAAAGATGTGGCCAACTCCGACAGTGAACGACAGCAAGAACAATGGAGGGCCGAGTCAATACAACAGGAAGAATCATGGCAAGCAGAGAGCTTTGGACTTAAACGCCAAAGTTGGTGGAGCGTTGAACCCTCAGTGGGTCGAGTGGCTAATGGGATACCCAATAGGGTGGACAGACTTAAAGGACTAGGCAATGCAGTTGTACCACAAATACCTGCTGTACTGGGAAGGGCAATATTAGAGGTGCATAATGGATAAAGAAAGAGATGAGATACAGGTAAGGCTCGATAATAATAAATGTCCTTCATGCCTGGCTGAATTAAAAGACGATAAATATGAGGAAGTAAGAAAGTGTTGGGTCTGTGGTCTGGTTATTTCTACTCCGAAGGGTAAAGATGAGTAAATTGATAGCAGTACCAATAAATCTTAAAGAGGCTAATGAATTTGTTTGTAATTTCCACAGACATAATAAACCTGTCGTTGGTGCAAAATATTCCATTGGATGTTCAGATGGTGATAGGCTAGTCGGCACAGCTATTGTTGGTAGACCTATTGCAATTAAAAAAGATGATGGTGTAACAGCAGAAGTAACTCGCTGCTGTGTATTAGATGATGCACCAAAGGGTAGTTGCAGTTTTTTATATGCCTGTTGTTGGAGAGCTTGGAGAGCAATGGGCGGACAAAGAATGATTACCTATACACTGCAATCTGAAAGTGGTGCAAGTTTAAGAGGTGCAGGATGGAAGGTTTTGCATGAAGTTGTCATAAATAAGGGTAAGGGATGGACTAATAGACCAGGTAGAGAATGGCAAACTGTTAGTGGACAGCAAAAGTTTTGTTGGGTTGTGCAATGACTGAGACATTTATCAATAAATCTACATTGCAGGAAAACTATTCTACTTTACCTAACAAGCTGATCAATGATGAGAAGTTATCTGGTGATGGTCTGGCAGTACTTGTCTACTTGTTATCAAAGCCTGCTGATTGGAAGGTTAATGCACAGAATATTGCTAACAGATTTGGCTATGGCATCAATAAAGTGTACTCGATTATCAAGCAGCTTATTCAATATGGTTACGTCAAAAAAGATGTGATGAGAGATCAGGGTAAGTACACGCAAATCGTTTACCACGTTTATGATCAACCATTTCACTGTTTACCACAAATGGTTTTGCCAGAAATGGAAAACAGTGAAGCTTACAAAGTAAAGAAAGAACAAAATAAAGAAAGTACAAATGAACGAGAACCCACAATATGGGATATTGCAGTTCCTCGTCTTATTCAATCAGGTATAGATGAAAAGAAAGCTAGAGGAGTTATTATGATGCTCCTTAAGTCCTTAAAGCTAGTAAAAGATGTTACAGAAAAAGAAAAGATTGTACTCGATGCCATCTTTAAAATGCCAGGTACTGTTACTCAGTACGATAGAGTACTACCTTATTTAACAGCAATAGTTAAGAAGGCTGATAAAGTAATAGAACCTGTTAAGGTGTATGGTTCTGTCATCAAACAACTAACGGCTGATGATGTTTTAACAGCAGGTCCTGCTATGCAGGATTACTACAGACGTAAGAAAGAGATGGAGGTTATTAACCTTGTTAATAGTGGGGCTGTAAACAAAGAACAGATAGGATGGTTCTATGGGTCTTGATGAATTATATGACAGGTTGGAAGAAATGGTTATGGTCTGTAACAGCTTTACATCTCCAATAAAGAAACAGAAGCTGTCCTTTTGGCCTGAGTATGTCAATGATGCTAACCTTGCTTATGGCTATAATGAAACCAAAGTACATATAAAACCTACTAATGAGATGATAGATCGTTGTGATGAAGCACTGTTATGGGTGTTGGATATGTCATTAGAGGATAGGAAAATTGTGTGGTTAAGAGGCTCTAAAATGAGTTGGAGAAAGATTTGTCTATTTTTTTCATGTAATAAAGATACTGCTAAAGCCAAGCACACTCTTGCTTTGGTGAGATTGCAACATCAATTACGTCAAAAGTGAATGGATTTTTTATTAGACAAAAGTGCCAGAATTAGACACATAATTAATTACAATAGAAATACATTTATTTTTTTATTTAATCCTAAATTAATTTGTAATAAAATTATTTTGGCAGCCTGTAGATTACTCGTCATTCTCCGCAGGTTGCCATTTTTTTTGAGGTAATAATGCGTGGACAGTTAAAGCCTGGTGTTAACTGGTTAGAGATAGAGAATAGAATACGATCAGGTGAGAAAGCTTTTGCTATTGCTAAAGACTTTGAGATTAGCAGACAGGCAATAGAGAAGAGAGCTAAAAGGTTCGGTTGGTTACGATCACAGAAAGCTGTAGAAGTAGCTAAGTTAAATGCAAAGGTTGTAAATGGTGAGATAAAGAGTGCAACCAAACGCAGTGCAACCTTAATGACGAAACGTAATCATGTACAGAGATTTGATAAGGATACGCCAGAGACAAAGGATGCTATCCTCGAATTATTGAAGGAAGGCAACCCAAGAACGATAGCTGCTCAGTGTTCAGGTGTCTCGTTGGATAGCTTGAATAGATGGGTAGAGAGAGACGATCAGTTTGCTTTGTTGGTACGCCAAGCAGAGAGCGAGGCAGTGCGTTTTAAGTTGCAAAATATCAAAAAAGCAGGAGATCGTGGCGATTGGAAAGCTGATAGTTGGTACTTAGAAAGAACGCAGCGACAGATATTTGGTAATGAAAACAATAAGTTAGGTGCAATGAACCTACAGATAAACATCATGAGGGATACAAGTATAGAACCTGTGACCATTGACTCTGTAACCATTGATAACTCTGAGGTTTCTGAAAGTTAGTCACCACATAGTCACCACATAGCCCCCCGGGTCATGCCCCACAGGGTAGGCGTTGTCGTGACAGCGAACGTGTATATATCACACTCACGCACACACAAAATTTTAACCACCATTGGTTGCATAGTTATGGGAGTTGATTTTTATAGAAAAGGCCTCTGCTATCACGAGGATTTATCCTGACAAGCCTCTCCCACCAGATAGGTTGCACAATAACAGGTTGCACAATCACACTGCAACCAAAAATTATATCAGTATAGGTTGCAATGGCAAAAACAATAAAGCTTGAATATGACCCTCAACCGAAACAGGCATTATTGCATAAATGTAGAGCAAGACAGATATTATTCGGTGGTGCTGTTGGAGGTGGCAAGTCTCATGCACTTA